ACCTCTGTATCAGGTCGGGAACTGCCCTCCCCTACACCCGATAAATCTCCCTAATCCCCAAGCATCAAGTCAGGTCCTGACGTTGGATTCATTTGAAGATGCGCCGCACCGAAGAGCGCTTTTCGATCGATCTAGCCTAGCGGGCTGACGCATTACTGTTCGTTGTCCTTCATCTGCAGGAAGGCTTTCGTCGCGAACGAGCTACGCATTCATGGGCCGATCATCGAGCAGGCCGCTCAGTTATGACCCCCCTCACCCCCTCGATGGTTTCGCACGACACTTCTATACCCTCGTCCACGAAGACCGAGCAGGGGCAGGCTAAGTAGCTAGCGCCGCAGCCGGAGCACTTGCACGCGCGCACCTTCGCGGATTTCACTATGGAAAGACGGCCCTCGTACAATGCCTCAGCAACAGGCCTTTCCCGAGGGGGGAGACTGACTGAGGTTATTCCCTGCTCATCCACCGAGAATAGGTTGGGATCTACATATGGCCGATCCATCCTAAAGGTGCCGTCGATTCGGAACAGGTCGGCCGTTCCTGCGGAGGACCCAGCGGATGTAGAATTCTGCTTAAGGTAGCCGTAACACGAGACGCACCAAGGGCCAACTCCATCCACGGTTTCTGGAAAATTCGCCAGATCAGTTAGTGTCTTGGCCAGATGCGATGCAAATCCTGCAAAAGCGAACTTGATGACCACTTCACCGTAATCAATGCCTACGTTTGCTGTGATGAAGCGCCGCTCGCATCGAGTAGAAAACACTTGGCAAAGCGTGGCCAATGCGGACTTCCAGGCGTTCGCCGCCGCAACCTGGGCCTCACCTTTGAAGACCACAAGTGGATAGTTGATATCCATGTCTTCGATCGCTACATGGACGATCTCCGACGACAGCTGGATCGGACGGCCGAGCGATCGTTGCGTGAGCTTGATTAGGTCAAGCGCCGACAGCTCAATGGTCCTAATGGATACTCCATTGTCCATGAAGCCAGTCCCTGGCACGAATCCCCCATCAGAGGCTTCCGGGAACTCGCCCGGATGATGGTAGGAAGCCGCAACTTGCAAGTCGCCTTGCTCAAAGATAGTGGGTGACATAAGACTGCTGGTCGTCTCATGCGAATGTTGATGTTGTTCCTCAGTGGTTGCACTGCCAGGAATGCCACCGAGATACTCGCCAGGCAAGGAGTTGCCTCTGAAGAAGTCGCAAACGAGTTCCTTCCAAGCCGTGAGGTCAATCGGGCCGTCAATGCGCCACAGTTTGACGTAGCGGCTTCGCTTTCCGGACTTGGAGATGTCGGTCTCAATCCGGTCCAGGTATTGTTCCGTCTCGTATGCGCGTATTGCACCATCGAGGTGGTTTGGCAGGTTCGTGGCCTCGTCGATGATGGAGTGCACGTATCGGCAGCCAAAGACATCATCGCCAATGCCGAGCGTCTCGCGATCTAACAGCTCTTCGCACTCAAAGGAGCGCATGCCGTTCTGCATGTGCCAAAAGAACTCGGTTCGTTCGACTCCATGGAAGATGCGCTCCTTTTTGGATGCCTGATGCACAGTCACGCCGACCGGTATCGACGCCAAGTCATCATCGAACTTTGGACCGCGCCAGTACTCGAGCTCTATCGGCGTCAGGTAGCTGGACGCCAGTCCCACAGAGTCTGGGTCGAGCGCGATCTTGAGATCCAACCCGGGCTGCCCCTGCAGGTCAAAGAACCTGTGCAGGAATGCATCGTTGGTGTTGTTGATCTGGGAAAGCGAACGGCGGAAGTAACGATGGGCGAACACCGCCAACTCCCCCATTCTGAAGACGCCTGGGCCGATCGCTTCGAGCTCGCCGATGGGAACCAAGCTGCGCTTGTCCGTCTCGTCTGTTGGAAAAAGTCCAGGGAACTTGCGCTTCGCGATGCCTTTGTCGATGACTGACACACATTCGCGCCTCCATACCTCGGCGTTGTTGGAAAGCAGCCCTTGGAGGGGCGCAAGCAAGTCAGCCTCGTCGGCTGAATCGACGGCATTGAGCTTCTGAGCGAGGAACTGCCTAGCAAACCCGTCGATCCATGCTTGCTCCTCCTCTGTCATAGCGAAACAGATCTCGCCCTTCAGTAATGCTCGTCTTGCATGGAGTTGCAGCCCCATGGGCCGCGAGATCCCAAGAGGCCTGTGATAGTCGTGACTAACGAACATGGGAGTTCCCTCCCATGCCTGGGCCACAGCACTGGCTAAGGCTTCGATTCCGAAGGAGTAGCCATAGCGGTTGACTTCATCACTTGCGAAAGTTGCGAGACTCATATCCATGCTGACGAAATTTTTCCTTATGTTGGTGTCCCCACCCACCTAGTCGCACAGGCAGCCACGCACTGCCCTACCCCTCTACCCTTCAAGGGCCAGAAAGAGCAACGTTTCCTAGGGCGGGCTTTAGTGTTCAACCAATCGCGATGGGTCAGGCATTAGTATCAATCATTGTTGTCGCGATTTGGGATTTGACTGACAGCTTTTGGTCGACTGCACCTCCCCCTACCCCCGATAAACATCCCTAATTCATCGGCCCCAATGGTGCGATGCCATACCAGGGGCCGATAGCACCATCCAAGCTGAACGCTCCGCGCACCAGGTTGTCCAGGGTGATGGCTGGCCCCAGCGCCGAGTTGTCCATGGCGCCAGAAACGAAACCGGGGCCTGAGCCCCGTGCGCGCGGGTGAGGTGTTGACCGTAGCGCCCCTGCCCCTCCACCCCAGCTACAATCCCCGCAGGACGCCTTGGGGGACGTATGGACCGCGAACGACACGAGCCAACCTTTAGCGCTCCTGATCTGCATGACGTGCAGTTTCGGGGGAATCGAAACAGACCAGCCCGGCAACAGGAGGCTGCGTCGCCGTGGCTCTACATCGGCGTGAGTGCCGCTTTGTTGACTGCAATTGCCATGGGGCTGATTGAGTGGAGCGCGCGACGGCAAGCTGCCGCAATGGCGCGAGAGTTGATGCGCCCAGCAACTCCGGAAGAGCAAGCCCAATTGGACAAGCAGGCCGCAGAATGGCAGCGAAAACTACAGGCCGAAGCCGCAGCCGAGTCGGCTCAACTACAGCGCGAACTATGGGGCGCGGTTGAACGTGCGGCCCCGCCACCGCGCCCGTTGGGTGGCGATGAACGCTGCATCAATGGTCGCCGATTCCAGCGCATCGAAGGCGGCTGGCGCGACCGTCCCAATGATCCCTGCTAAGCACGTGAAGCGTCGCAGAATCTAAGTCGCTTCTTTCGTGCACAAGCGTCAGTTCAGCGTATTCGCCGGTGATATCAATAGCTGGGATGTCATCCAGTCAGCAGCTCTCAGGCGGTCGTCGTCAATGCCAAGCATCTTGTGAAGCGGCGCCATCACGCCGGGAGAAAAGGCCCTCGGCGTACCGGCCAAGACGCCTTGCACCCAGAGCAATGGCGTGCAGCTGTCTGGCACAACACTTATCGATTCAAGAACCTCATTGAACGCGAATGATCGAGCCGCATCGGTACCAGCAGCTACCTGCCTTCTCCAAACCTCCCGGACAAGTGACGCAAACACGCTGACTCGATCGCCCGCGATCATCGTCCGGTTCGCCTCAATGTCTTCCGTCAAGCTGCCGCCGCTTTCAATCCAGTCATCAACAATATTCTGCCAGGACGTGGTGCACATCCTGTTCTCATCAAAATGGGCGGACAGCACGCCATGCGAATATTCTGCGGAGCTGCCCCCTCCTGCTGACGAACATCCGGTGGCGAAGGATAAAGTCACGACAAAGAGAATGCATTTGATGGCTCATCTCCGGGAATCCCGCTGTGGTCAGTGTACTGGCAACTGATCTGCCCTCAGGGGCAAGAAGCTGCAGCGACAGGGATGTTTGAAGCATTGGATCCGGGACCCCCGGGGTCTCTGAGATCATCCGGAGGTATCATCTATCCCGCCCTGCTCTGAAACTGGACGAGTACTAATCACTCAAAGCGCCACGAGGACACGAACGTGAGAACTTTGCTGCTCGCCTTCATTCTTTTTGTAGCCACCTCATCCACTGCCATCGCCGAGAATCGGTTTTCGATAAATGGCATCAGCAACGGACTGTCTACTGATGAGGCAGTGAAGAGAATCCCCACGCTGGAGTGCATGAATCAATGCGTCGCTGACAAGGTGAGTTTCTACGGAAGCCCCGGCAGATTCTGGGCCAGCCTCAGCGAAGGAAGGATCAATGAGTTTGCTTTTCGCTTCACTCCAGAAGTCGACGTGAACCAGGCTCGGCGGATCGTCAATGACATCAAGCGTCAATTCGGCGCCCCTCATGCCAACCTGGAGATGGAGGGTTGCGATGAGTGGCTGGTAGACGGCGGCTACTTGGCTGTCTGCCTGACATCTGAGGTTTCTCATGTGATGTGGAGTCATTCGTCTCGCGTCAGCATAAGAAAGCGGGGGCAGCAAAAGTAGACAGTGGACTCAGGCCGCGGCCAGCCATGAACGGGTTGCCGAAGAATGAGCGAGTCGAGCCGGTCCTGATGCCGGCATGGCTCGGCGTGCTGCAACCGTATGCGGGATAGCTGTCGCATCTGGCTCGCGCGCGGGCGTCGTGGCTTGAGCTCGGTTGAATCTCTCGCAGGATCGGCCACGCCGCCCGAACCCAGGTGCTGCAACAGTTCAGCGACATCACGTCGTATGCAACGATTCTGAAAATATCGACAACGGTGACGGCATCGGCCCTAATTCCTTGGCATCGCGCCCAACCGGGCGTAATCCTAGCCACGCCACCGAAAACGGGTGGTCGGGCTTCGAAACCCCGGTTGTGTGGATGTTGTTTACGC